TCTCTGTGGCATTCTCTGGAAAAGCATATCTCACATAGGGTAGAGGAAAAATGGCACAAAAATTTTTAACAAATATTGACCTTAATCGCAATCAGCTCGTTAATGCCAGTTTTGAGGTTCTCGGAACCGACCCATCAACCGACCTTTTTGATGGTCGAATGTACTTCAATAGCGCCGATGGTGTTATTAAAATCTACGATTCAACCGCTGCCGCGTGGCGAAAGGTTGTTGCCGGAATTGGCGGTGCCGCTGGTGTAGTTTCTGGTGGAGCGCAAGCCTATTCGCTGACCATTGTTGAATCCAATGGTCAAATCACCATTACTCCAAACCTTGCAACTTCTGCAAGCGCTGGATTAATGACTGCAGCTGATTTTACAAAATTAGGCAATGCCACATCTGAAGCAACTGCAGACAGACTTGTTATTCGTGACGGAAACGGTCAGGCAAAGTTTAGTGCACCAACAGACGATAATCATGCTGCCACTAAAGCCTATGTAGATGCAGCCCGTTCGGGTCTTGACGTCAAGCAGTCAGTAAGAGCAGCCACTACTACTGCCGTACTTCTCGCTTCAGGTTTAGAAAACGGCGACACAATTGACGGCGTAACTCTTGTTACTGGTGACCGTGTTCTTGTAAAGAATCAAAGTACGGCTTCCGAAAACGGCATCTATGTTGTTCAGGTCTCGGGTGCTGCGGTTCGCGCAACAGACTTTGATGGAGCTGGTGAAGTGTCCGGTGGGGCCTTCACGTTCGTTGAAGAAGGTACCGTAAACGCAGACTCTGGTTTCGTAGTTTCAAGCAACGGACCAATCACTGTGGGCACAGACGCCATAAACTGGGTTCAGTTTTCTGGTGCTGGCTCGTTTGTTGCCGGAGATGGTCTGACCAAAAATGGAACAACGATTAATGCTGTAGGAACAGCCGGTCGTATCTCTGTTTCTTCAGACGCTATCGATATTGATTCTGGTTATATTGGTCAAAACACAATCACAACCCTTGGAACAATCACTACTGGTACTTGGGCAGCCACAGATGTTGCTGTAGAACATGGTGGTACCAATGCTTCAACTGCAGCCACCGCTCGTCAAAACCTTGGTATTGAAACCCCAGGTGCCGCGGAATCGGCAACCACCTCGACACCCGTATTGGCCCGTATTGCTAAACAGGGATGTGCTGCAGATTCAGTTGGAACTTCAACTACTGTAGTCAAGCATAACTTCAGCAACGTTAATGTGATTGTGCAAATTTTCCAAGAGTCAACCGGAGAAATAGTTATCGGTGACGTTACTGCAAGAACGGCAGACGCAATCACTGTAGTTCTGTTGGGAACAATTACAGCAAACCAATACACAATCGTAGTAACAGGATAGGAAATTATGAAAATTACAGCAGAACAAAAAGCAATGGCAGCATCGTACGCAAGAAGCGTCCTTGGTGCAGCAGTGGCAGTTTACGCTTCAACAGGAGACGTCAAGATGGCAGCAAATGCTCTCTGGGCAGCTGGCCTCCCTGTTATCATGCGTTACCTGAATCCAAACGACAAAGCATTCGGCAAGAAAGCTTAATGCTTGGCCCTGAGGGGCATTAACAAGAGAAACGACTGAGGTCATGGCTCAAAAATTTATAACCCCTATCGCCATTAGGAACTTAACTTCTGCTGGCTCCGATGGGTTGACAATTTTTGTAGACGGTGACACTTTTGCAAGACTCCAAATTCAAGGTGGCGGTCGTCTTGTCTGGGGCGACGGAGCGGTCGGCGGAGACGTAAACCTCTACCGTGACGCAGCAAACGTCCTTAAAACAGACGACACCTTCAAGGTTCCCACTCTCTTTATTGATGGAATTGAAGTGGATACTTCTGGTGCGGCAACTGACCAAGTGCTTAAATTCAATGGGACAAAGTTCCTTCCTGGTACATCATCAACAGTTGCTTCTCTTGATGACCTAACGGACGTAACAATAACAAGCGTTGCCACCAATCAGGTTCTGCAATGGAATGGTACTGCGTGGGTTAACTCCAATGCCGCGGGTGGGGCAACAATCTCCGACACTGCTCCAAGTTCTCCTTCTGCTGGTCAAATTTGGTTTGAGTCAGACACGGGTAAGACTTTTATTTACTACGATTCATCGTGGGTTGAAGTCGGAACACAACCACTTGGGCCAAGCGGACCAACTGGTCCAACAGGATTAACTGGCGCGACTGGTCCAACAGGATTAACAGGCGCAACTGGTCCGACTGGTCCAACCGGAGTTGCCGCAACAGTTTCCGTAGGAATAACTACTAGTGGAGCAACGGGTGTTGTTACAAACAGTGGAACTTCCGGCGCTGCAGTACTTGACTTCGTACTCCCAATCGGTGCGACTGGTGCGATGGGCGCAACTGGTCCAGTCGGTCCAGAAGGCCCCACTGGTATTACGGGTCCGACAGGTCCGACAGGAGTCGTTGGTCCTACTGGTATTACTGGTCCGACAGGTGTTGGTGCAACCGGATTAACTGGTCCTACCGGTCCTACTGGTTTGACCGGAGCAACCGGCACTGCTGCAACTGTCGCTGTTGGCACAACTACCGGTGGCGCTACTGGTTCTGTCGTAAATAGCGGAACATCTGCTGCTGCAATTTTAGACTTTGTGGTTCCGATTGGAGCAACTGGAGCAACAGGTTTAACCGGCCCTACTGGAGTTACGGGTGCAACTGGAGTTACCGGACCAACTGGTGTTACTGGACCAACTGGTATCGGTGCGACGGGAGCAACTGGGCCCACGGGTCTAACCGGCGCAACGGGTCCTGCTGGAGCACAAAACGCTCACGCAACCGTAAAAACCATTATAGACACAATGGGTGCAAGTACTTATTTTGCTGGAACCGCCGACCAAAGCGAAGGCTACGGTATTGGTGCTTACATTGAAGCAAATGCCAATGGTGCTATTTCTGCAGTTGGTGGAGCAACGATTACGGTTGGTAACCGTGTTCTTTTCTCAGGACGAACAAACCCTATTGAAAATGGTATTTACACCGTAACAAGTCTTGGCTCTGCTGGTTCTAAATATAAGTTCACTCGCGCAACAGACTTTGATAACAGTGTTGCTGGCGAAGTTGAAGCAGGCGACTTTACTCTTGTTGAAGCAGGTGACCATGCTGGCACTACTTATATTCAAACCGTTGTTGGTACTGCTGCCAATAACGCCATTAAAATTGGCACAGATGCAATTCAATGGGTTGAAACTGGCGGCGTTGGACCGGTTGGCCCTTCTGGTGCTACGGGAGTATTTCTTGTTTCTGATACTCCTCCAGCATCCCCGACAGTTGGAAGTATTTGGTTTGAATCAGATAGTGGAAAGACGTTCGTTTACTACGACTCGTTCTGGGTTGAGTCAAATGGCGGCGGCTCGGGTTCTGCTCAGGAAACGACACTCACAACAAATAGCGCAACAACCATCACGAGTTTTAGTAAAATTGTCGCGAGAAGCGGCGAGTTTCTCATCCAAGTAACTCAAGGTGCAAAATATACAGTGTCTAAGATTCTATTAATTCATAACGGAACCACCCCAACCCTTGCCGAGTACGGTGTTATTGAGTTGGGAACTACCCGTATTCCGCTAACCGTTTCCACTTCCATAAGTGGTGACAATGTTCTTGTTCAGGCAACCGTAACTGACGCTGCGACAACTAGCGCATATGTCAAGGTCGTCTCTAGTTTGATAGGTTTATAACATGTTAATTCAAATTTACGGTTGGCCTTTAGGCACTACAGACAAATCGGCAATAACTCAAGAAGAACTTGTTCAAGCGCTTCGTGAAATGCGTGATGTTCTTTTAAAAGAGTCAGACTGGACACAAATGCCAGACTGCCCTCTTTCTGAAGAGATTAAAAACGATTGGCGCGTCTGGAGACAAGAGATGAGAGACATCACTTCTACTGTTTCTTATCCTCTTGAAAACACCATTCAGTTACCAGTAACACCAGAATCGGGTCGCCCTGTTTCGTGGAATAATTGGGATTTAAACAATAACGCCATTCCGTGGACTGTTGTCTCAAGCACACCTACAACAGAGGAAGAATAAAGATGGCAAGAACTAGATTTACAGTCAAAGAAGGAATCTCTGTTGCTGATGACAACAGTGCTGGCGGTTATCCGTTAATTCCAGTAGGTGGGTTAATGCCATATGCGGGTGCAACTTCACCAGAAGGATGGCTTCTCTGCAACGGAGCAGCAGTAAGCAGGACAACCTACGCAAACCTCTGGGCACTAGTAGGCACAACATACGGAAGCGGAGATGGAACAACTACTTTCAATGTTCCTGACATGCGTAGCCGCATGCCAATAGGGGCAGGTGCTGGAACGGGATTAACCTCACGAGCACTAGCGGCAACAGGTGGCGCTGAAAGCGTTGTTATTGCTTCAGGTAACCTTCCAACACATGTTCACTCTATTGACCCACCAAATACAACATCTGGAAACGACAATACTGAGCATACCCACTCCATAGACCCACCAATTACAACATCTGGAAACGACGACCCTGGACATACTCATGATGTTGACCCAGCAAACACAAATTCAGGAGGTGCTGATGGTCATTACCATTCTGCTAATGGTAGCCACACCCACTCATACAAAGCCGCTCAAATTGCTACTGCTGGTACAAACCGTGCCATTCTGACTGGTACTGGTTCTGGAGCAACAACTGGTGGAATAAATGATGAAAATAATAGTGTGTCAGGTTATGATGCGATAGGCCATGTGCACGGTGTGAATATTGGCAATGTAACATCAACTGGTCGCAGTGCTTATCACCAACATACTACAGATATTGCCCCTTTTACTTCTGGTGGTCGTAGTGCTTATCACCAACATGATGTCAATATTACCCCTTTTGATTCAGGCAACGGTGGATTTACAAACACTGCACTTGCAACGGTGGACCCATTCCTAGCGCTCAACTACAT